CCTTACCGCTGTCTTAGCGATCAAAGTGTCCTCAAAATACTTGCCGGTGATCTGGCACATGTAGAATGTTGTCATTTGTCCCGCTCCTTTTTATCAATGTAAATAAACAAGGGCGTGAGTATAGCACAAACCCCAAGTAATAACACTACGTCGAACCATGGTTGCCAGTTTTCTAACATCTAGTCGACCCCGCCACTAATTGCTGTTATTTTACGCCTTCTTAATTCTTGGGATGCATAGTGAAATTCATCCCAATATTGACCGGTTTTTGGATTGTCTATCGTTTCGCCTACCTTTGCGGCCCTGTATGAGTCTTCTTTAATGTACAACAACGCTTCGCTATCTAACCTACTAAAACGCTTTATTGTGTCACTGTGCCAATTATTCATTATGCGGCCCTCGCTATTATGTCCCGTTGCTTCTTTTCCATGCTCTTACCGTGCCCAATGTAACACACAAGTGCGACATCCTTTGACCAGCATGCCCTACAAGGTCCGCATTTGCCCTCTCGTGAATAAGCTTCACAAACTAGGGCATCCCCTGGCACATTGTCCAACGTCGCTATGGTGGACGTTTGAGGGCCTTCTACGGTGTCCCCTGTAATGCTGTCGGACGATAGGCGAACTACTACGTTCGGCAATGCTGACATTTCTGCCAACACTGAACCAAACTTTGAAAACTTATGCATGCGTGTCGGTAGCCAATGATTGCACCATGGCGTTCGCTTCATTACCTCAAGGATCTTAAACGCTAGGCGTACGTCGTAAACGTCACCACTGTCAAACCATCGAAAGTACCGATCGTTATCCAATTCTGAGACCATGTCGTCGACCCACTGGTCTCGCTTCCAGTCCTCACGATTGTGCTCTCTAGGGGCTTTGACGTTCTTGAATCGGTAGTTTCCTTGTGTGGCATAGCATCCCGAACAAGCGTCCACTAATGACCCGTCTGACTTCTTTGAACCCGGACAAGTGTCCAGCGCTTGCAGTGACCATGAGCGACCCGGCATTTTTGAGGCCTTCGAAAGTTTGACCATGATGAACTCCTTTTGTTTCTGGTACGCCGAAAGCCCCGCATAAGCGAGGCCCAAGGGTTGACCGGCTGTTACCGGTCGTCTATGGATACGTTCACTGGTCGTCCCTTCTTGTGCTCAATGTAGAGCGACCAAAGCCCACCAGTCAAATTGTGGTAGCACTCGCCTTGGTTATAGCTGAAGGGCTTGCTTAGAATCTTACGCTTACGAATGATGACTGAACGACCTAGGATTTTTGAACGTGTGATGTTTTCCATGTTGCTTGCCCTCCTTGGGCTTTTGTTTGCCTTGGCTTGATTGCCTTGGCTTGAGTTCATAATGCCATAGTGAAACCTGAGTGCAACATTTATTTTGTGTGAATATTTACATTAATTATTTGTTGACTTCTTTTGGTGTATTATGTTACTCGCACGTGCACACGTTATGAAAGGCCCTGAGGGTTCAACATAAGTCCACACACTTGTCAACCCCAAATATGCAAAAACTCGAATAAACTTTAGTCGATGCCTTAGCATACCCCAAGGTTAAAACCCCGTGAGCGGCTTCTCAGGGCGTCTCAGGGCCATGTGGATAAACCTGTGGATAACTTAGGTTGACCCTGTGCACAACCTGTGGATAACCTGTGCATAACTTTATCCACAACCCTAAAGTTATCCACAGGATAAACACAGGTTATCCCCAAGATGTCCACAACCTGTGCATAACCTGTGGATAACTTGTGCATAACCTGTGGATAACTTGGGCCGGGGGAGGGGTATCTGTAGTTGTTATTGTTGTTGTAGCCACTCAGGCACAAAATAAGCCAAAATTAGAAAAATTAAGTAAAAATAAAAGCAGTATAACCTATTGTTTTTACTCAAGTTTCAATAGTCCCTGGAATTACCTCTAAAATAGCTTGACTTTTGTGAAGACTTATGTTATACTATAGTCATATTAAGGGATAATTTTTTTCATGACCACAGAAGTTAAAAAAAGAGGTCGTGGCAGACCCCGGAAGTCCGAAGTCGTTGCTGTAAAGCCCGGTAACAAGGGTGTAGTAGGCCGACCAAAGGGTGACGCAGCGATAATTAACGAGTACAAAGCTCGTATGTTGGCTAGTCCAAAGTCACGTAAGGTCCTAGAGACTATTTTTGATGCTGCTTTGGACCATGACCATAAGAATCAGGCTGCTGCTTGGAAACTTGTGATGGACCGTATACTACCAGTGGGTGCCTTTGAAAAGGACGTAGTCAAAGACAGCGGTAGAAACGCTATACAGATCAACATTAGTGGCGTAGGCACTGCTGAAGTGTCTACTCCTGATATAATCGAAGGAGAAGTAGTAGATGAGTCTTAAGCATTTTACTAGAGAAGAATTCGATTGTCAGGTCACTGGTACTAACAATATGGAACAGGAGTTCCTAGAAAAGTTAGATCAATTGCGGGGTGCATGTGGCTTCCCCTTTGAGGTGACGAGTGGTTACCGTCATCCAACTCAGCACCCTATTGAAAGAAAAAAGGAAGTGCCGGGAACACATGCACAGGGGATTGCGGCTGACATAAAAATAACAAATGCCGCCCACCGCTACACTATTGTGGCTAATGCTTTGAACCTTGGTTTTACTGGTGTGGGCATTGCTGATACGTTTGTACATGTGGACACTAGGGGTACTACTCCAGTGCTTTGGTTGTACTAATGCTGTATACTAAAAACAAAAACCTAACGGACACCTCTACGCAGACAATTGTAGAAATCCCTGCTGGTTATGTGGCTCACTGGAATATGGCATTCATAGCTAACCTACATAACTCAACCAATGACGTTACGTTGTTTGTAGACAAACCTAGTCCTACGGCAGATGTGTATATCTACAACGGTACTAACATATCCTCGAAGGAAAACCTGCTGATTGACGGTAATGCCGTGTTTGTTCTACAGCCCGGAGACATAATTAAGGCGTCTAGTGGTAGTGCAGGTAACGTAGAAGTAGTAGTTACGTTTGATTTAATAGAAGCATCACCGGTGTTTAATAACTTCAATGGATCTTAATATAGAGCTACTGCCTTGGCAACAAGAAGTCTGGGCAGACGACACAAGATTTAAAATAGTAGCTGCTGGGCGACGTACGGGTAAGTCTAGGTTAGCAGCTTGGATGTTAATAGTTAACGCACTTCAGGCGGACAGAGGCCATGTATTTTACGTCGCACCTACTCAGGGACAAGCCAGAGACATCATGTGGCAAACCCTTATGGAACTGGGACACCCTGTTATCTCTGGTAGCCATATTAATAATCTGCAAATTAAGCTTGTCAACGGTGCTACCATTAGCCTCAAAGGTGCCGACAGACCAGAGACAATGCGAGGTGTCAGCCTCAAGTTTCTAGTCATGGACGAGTACGCTGACATGAAACCAGAGGTGTTTGAGCAGATCTTGAGACCTGCTTTGGCGGACCAAAAGGGCTGTGCAATGTTCATAGGCACACCCATGGGAAGGAACCACTTTTACGAACTATACAAATATGCGGACTTAGATGATGACCCTACGTACAAAGCTTGGCACTTTACGAGCTATGATAACCCGTTGTTGGACCCTAGTGAAATCGACATTGCTAAACGCTCTATGTCTTCTTATGCGTTTCGTCAGGAGTTTATGGCGTCGTTTGAAGCCCGTGGTTCAGAAATGTTTAAAGAGGATTGGGTTAGGTTTAGTGAAGATGAGCCGGAAGTAGGAGATTACTACATTGCAGTTGACTTGGCAGGTTTTGAAGAAGTCAACAAGAAAAAGACTAAGAACTCCAAGCTTGACGACACAGCCATCGCAGTGGTTAAGGTCAATGAGCATGGTTGGTATGTTGACAATATCATATACGGTAGATGGAGTCTTGACGAAACAGCAGCTAAGATATTTCAGGCCGTTAGAGATTACCGTCCCGTGTCGGTTGGAATCGAAAGAGGTATTGCTAAACAAGCTGTGATGTCTCCGCTTGTTGACATGCAGAAAAGATACGGTATGTTCTTTAGAGTAGAAGAGCTTACCCACGGTAATAAAAAGAAGACCGACAGAGTAATGTGGGCACTACAAGGTCGTTTCGAAAACGGCTACATTACATTAAACAAAGGTGAGTGGAATTCTAGGTTTTTAGACCAGTTGTTTCAATTCCCTGATCCTTTGACGCATGACGACTTGATAGACGCTTTGGCGTATATTGACCAACTGGCAAATGTAGCGTACGACTACGACTACGAAATTGAGGACCACGAAATTTTAGACGTGGTAGCAGGATACTAATATGGCAGAATTTTACGATACAGACCCTTTGCTGGTTGAAGAAACAATTGAGGATTGGGTCATTACCAAATGTGAGGATTGGCGTGACTATTATGAGTCGAATTATGAACAGCGTTTTGAGGAGTATTACCGACTCTGGCGTGGTATATGGGATCCTGCTGACAGCCAGCGTGGCTCTGAGCGTTCCCGTATTATTTCTCCTGCACTTCAACAGGCAGTTGAGTCTAATGTAGCGGAACTAGAAGAAGCTACGTTTGGACGTGGCAAGTGGTTTGACGTAAGTGATAACCTTGGTGACACCAATAAGCAAGACGTACAGTTTCTTCGTAACAAGCTAACCGAAGACTTTGAAGAATGCATGGTGCGTAAAGCAGTAGCAGAATGCTTAATTAACGCAGCAGTCTTTGGTACAGGCGTTGGTGAAATAATTATTGAAGAAATGAAGGAGATGGCTCCTGCTACTCAACCTATTATGGGTGGAGACTTGCAAGCAGTAGGAGTAAACATCACTGACCGTGTCAAAGTTAAACTTAAGCCTGTACTACCTCAGAACTTCCTAATTGATCCTGTAGCAACGTCTGTAGACGACGCTATGGGTGTTGCTGTAGATGAGTTTGTTAGTTTACACCAAGTAGAGCTTTTGCAGGAACAGGGGGTATATCGTGACGTATACGTTGGTCCTGCTGCTCCTGACACTGACTTGGAACCTGACCAAGACATAACAATCTACAACGATGACAAAGTACGTCTTACTAAGTACTATGGTTTAGTGCCACGAGAGCTTCTCAAAAGCGCTACAGAGGACGATACAGAAGAACTAGGGCCTGAGCAAGACTCTAAGTCAAAGTACGTAGAAGCAGTCGTAGTAGTCGCCAACAGCGGCATTTTGTTAAAGGCTGAAGCTAACCCCTACATGATGACAGACCGTCCTGTAGTAGCGTTTCCTTGGGACGTAGTACCCGGACGTTTCTGGGGCCGTGGTGTGTGTGAAAAAGGCTACAACTCTCAGAAAGCCTTAGACACAGAACTACGTGCTAGAATTGACGCTTTAAGTCTTACGATCCATCCTATGATGGCTATTGACGCAACTAGGCTACCTCGTGGTGCTAAACCCGAAGTACGCCCCGGAAAGATGATACTAACCAGTGGAAATCCTAAAGAAGTACTTCAACCGTTCAACTTTGGTAATGTTAACCAAATTACTTTTGCTCAAGCCGGAGCATTGCAGCAGATGGTACAACAAGCTACCGGAGCAGTGGACTCAGCAGGAATCGCTGGTAGTGTTAATGGCGAGGCTACTGCCGCTGGGATTAGTATGTCTCTTGGCGCTATTATTAAACGTCATAAGCGGACACTGATTAACTTCCAGCAGTCTTTCTTAATACCTTTTGTCAAGAAAGCAGCCTATAGGTATATGCAGTTTGATCCTGAGAACTACCCTGTAGCAGACTACAAGTTTAACGCAAGTTCTACTCTAGGTATTATTGCTAGGGAGTACGAAGTAACTCAGCTTGTACAACTACTACAGACTATGCAAAAAGACTCACCGTTGTACAATACACTGATTCAAAGCATTATTGACAACATGAACTTGTCTAACCGTGAAGAGCTTCTTACGGCTATGCAACAAGCTATGCAACCTAACCCGCAGCAACAACAAATGCAACAACAAGCACAACAGTTGCAAATGCAGTTCCAGCAGTCACAAACTGCAGCACTGTCTGCTCAGGCTCAAGAGTCACAAGCACGAGCTACTAAGCTGGCTGCAGAAGCCCAAGCAGTGCCTCAGGAACTTGAAATCGACCGTATTAACGCTGTCACCCGAAACCTTCGTGAAGGTGACGCAGAAGATAAAGAGTTTGAACGCCGTATGAAAGTGGCTGATACTCTCCTCAAAGAAAAGCAGATAGAAGGTAAAACAAATGTTAACCGACCGGGAACTCCAACTCCTACTCAACCAAGTCCACAACCACTTCCAAGGGACATTCCAACACCTAGCGGACCTACAAACCAAGGTGGACCACTTGGAAACCAAAGTGGAGGAACTCAGTAATGCCAAAGTCCAAGGACCCAAAACTAGCACGGGCGGGCGTAAGCGGGTACAACAAGCCAAAGCGGACGCCTAGCCACCCAACGAAGAAGTTTGTAGTAGTAGCCAAGGAAGGTGACAAGACTAAGACTATTCGTTTTGGTGACGCTAAGATGACTATTAAGAAAGACCAGCCTGCACGTCGTAAGTCGTTCAGAGCACGTCACAAGTGTGACACTAACCCACCTAGTAAACTAACGGCACGATACTGGTCGTGTAAGAAATGGTAAGGAGATAACAATGGCAGCAGGAGCAGTAATTAGAGGCGCAGCTAAAGTAGCTGAAAAAGTTGCAAAAGGTGCTAAAAAACACGGCAAAGACCTTACAACAAAAAAGAAGCCTAACCAGAAAAAAACTGAAAAAGCTACTAAAGGTCAACGCACCTATCGTGAAGGACAGCGTAAAGCAGCAGGAGCAGGTTCGGTTGCAACTGCAGCAGGCTATGAAACAGCCAACGTAGATTTAAACAAAGGTAACGGTTTGCCTGTTGCTGACATGAGTCGTAGTGTTGACGTACGTGGCACTGGAAAAGGTATTCGTTACTTTCAAGATGGTAAAGAAGTAAGGTTGCCTAAAAAATGAAAGTCAATGCACCTAAAGGCCATCACTGGATGAAGAGTGGCAAAGGTTATAAACTAATGAAAGACCCTGCAGACGGCTACAAGCCACACAAGGGTGCGTCTAAGTCTGCAAACTTTGAAGTCCAGAAAGTTCACAAAAAGTAAGGAGGCTACCATGCCAAACTGTTCAGGTAAGCGAAAGAAGAAAGGCAAGAGCAAACCCAAGGGGTACTAAAGATGCCTAAAGCTAAAACTAAGAAAGCTAACGACGCTTGTGCAAAAAAGGTCAAGTCTAGATACAAGGTCTGGCCTTCTGCATACGCCTCTGGTGCTGTAGCTAAATGCCGCAAAGTCGGCGCTAAGAACTGGGGTAACAAAAGTGGCCGTAAGAAAAAGTAAGAAAGGTGCTGCCCTCAAGAAGTGGTTTAATGAGGAGTGGGTAGACGTTAAGACAGGCAAACCTTGTGGACGTAAGTCTGCAAAGAAGGGTGAGTCTAAACGTCCGTACCCCTCTTGTCGTCCTAAAGCTGTTGCGGCTAAGATGACTAAAGCTGAAAAGGCTTCTTCTGCACGACGTAAGACAGGGCCTAAACGTATAGCACATGCAGTTACTGCTTCAGGCAAACGTAGGAAATCTACAAGAAATGCTTGACAACTGCTAAAAAGTATGATATAATAAAACTATAGTTAACAACATTAGAGGAAACTATGACTCCAGAGCTTGAAACCTACTTCGACAACTACAACGAACTCTTCAATCACGAAGGTTTCAAACAACTCTTGCAAGAGCTTTCCACAAACGCACAACAGTTGGCAGATATACAGACTGTAAAAGACGTAGAAGATCTCTTCTTTCGTAAAGGTCAGGTAGCTGCTTTTGCAACAGTAATCAATCTACAGGGTACTATAGAGGTTGCCAGAGAGCAAGCTGAAGTAGAAGAAGAAGGCCCAGTAGATGTATAAAATCTACGACTTCCGTTGTACTAACGGACATGTCACAGAAGAATTTGTAAAGGATAACGTCACAGAAAGTAGGTGCAAAACCTGTGGCGAACCCTCTACAAGAATGGTATCTGCCCCGTCTTTTCACCTTGATGGCTCTACTGGGGACTTCCCCGGTCAGCACATGAAGTGGGTACGAGAACACGAAAAAGCAGGTAGAAAGAAATCTCCACAATGATTATAATCACGGAGTTTAATTATGTCAAAAGCTATGATGCTTGATCCACAGCCTGAAGAGGACAACGTGGACACCATTGAAAACGAAGTTGATGAGATTCAACAACCCCAAGAGGAAGTTGAGCAACCTCAAGAAGAACCAAACCTACCAGAGAAGTACCAAAACAAGTCTCTAGAAGAAGTTGTACAGATGCACCAAGAAGCTGAAAAGCTATTGGGTCGTCAGTCTTCTGAGGTAGGAGAACTTCGTAAGGTTGTAGATGATTACATTAGTACTCAAACGCAACCACCAGCACCTCAACAATACGATGACCCTGAAGACGATATAGACTATTATACAGCACGTCAAGCCGCTGTTAATCGTGCTATTGAGAACCAACTAACGATAAGAGA